GGGACGGAGCTATAGAGGTTAGGTTAGGCCATGATGCCAAGACCGATACGAATTACTATGTAGTTTATCAGACCAAGTGGCATGGGAAAGGGATTGAAAGAGAAATCGCTAGAGGTATTATTGGGGAGGAAAAGATAGGGCTTCTAGGGGAGTAGGTCGGGATGCTTAGACTTCCTAGAGTATTTGTTCTTAGGAGGGTGCTTATTACCTATAAATTTAGAGTCTTTAGCAACTAAATTTCGGCGAGTTCGGCGCAAGGATTTGCGATCAGAGCTTAAGTTGTCCATACTTACTAACCAATAACTCTTATATACTATATAAATCAATAGGTTACGCGTATAGATATAATACCATGAAATTGCCATGTTGATACCATCCGTATACCATTCCCCATTGGTTAGTAATATAAGGAGATGCTATGAAAACTAAAGGATTTGAAAGAGTAAAGCAATTAGTTGAGCAAGGTGTTAATTTACAGAAAAAACTTACCGCTGAATCTATTAGGAATGGATCAGTTCCTATTGATACTTTATTAAACAGATGTTTATCTTATATAGATGAGTTAGAGCTTTTATCTGTTCCTAGTAAACATAGGGTAGATAAGCATAAATCAAAGAAGTTATTATATAATATATATAATCATCTTCAGAATTACAATGGACTAGAAAGGCAGGATTATAATGATAAAAGAACAGTAAGTTTAGAAGAGATATCTAAAAATGAATCAGACTTAATTCCTGAGTCTGCTTATATGTATTCAGGTGGGCTAGGATATAGAAGAGTAAATTGGAATGCTTCTTTTCTATTATCAACTCATAGTAAGAAATATAAAGGGTTTAATCCTTATTGGAAACCACCTAAAGTTAAACCATGTAAGGTTATAAAGAAACATGAATTATAAATGTTCTCAATGTAAGAAAGATGCTACGCAATTACAACCTCATAATACACCATTATGTGATTGGCATTGGGCTGTAAAGTATTCATATCAAACTGTTAATGGGAAGAAGTTAACTTTCCTGGAGGCATTCAAATCACTGACAAAGCATGGAAACGGTTCGAGCGAAGAGTCGCAAGCAAGGTTGGCGGCAAGAGAATTCCTATCAACGGTCGTAAAGGGGTAGATATTAGCCATCCTATTTTAGATATCGAATGCAAATACCGTAAGACATTACCTGATTGGCTATTTACTAAGGCTTGGAGCCAAGCAAATGAAGGGGATGGTATCCCTATGATCGTTGTCGGGAAACATAATAGCGAGAAGATGTTTGCTATTGTAAATCTTGATGACTTTGTAGAATTATTAAATTATGTTATTGTTTCACTAGAAGACGGAGACCTAAATGGAATCTATAGAGATGAAGCTGAAGAGGCCGTTCCCAATCAACAAACTGAAATGGCGTAAAGGTGGTGGCTCTAAAGATCTAGTATATATCACCGCTAGAGATGTTATGGATAGGCTTGATGAAGTCTTTGGTGTTGAGGGCTGGCAAACTAAGTTTGATTTTATAGGCGATAGAATGATTTGCTCTTTATCTTGTAACCTTAATGGTTCAGGGTGGATAACCAAATCAGATGGCGCCGATGACTCTAACATTGAGGGGGCTAAAGGAGGGATAAGCGATAGCTTGAAGCGTGCAGCAGTTCAGTATGGAATTGCTCGTTATTTATATCATCCTAATGCATTTGATGCTAGTAAAAATCCTGCACCATGGGCTACACCAGAAGGCTACGATAAATTAATGGAGGAAAAGCATGGCTGAATCTGATAGAAGAAAGAAGAATGCTGATGAGAGTACAGTGGACTTGAATAAATTTCTTACGGCTAAGAATAAGTTTATATTGTCTGCTGATGAAGTCTTTAAGCATTTTGATTGGGGATGTAAGTGGAGTGACCTACCTATGGGTGTACTAGATAATATGACGGAGGCTTATGAGCAAATGGTACTATCAGAAGCGCAAAAAGAAAAAGCCTTTACTGCCTCCAGCTTCAGTGATGACTGGAAGAGTACGACTCACTCCAATTATTACGACTCTGACCCCGCTTGATGACCTGTTTGGAGATGATAGGTTTGAAAGTAGAAGGTACTGGTTTGCCAGGTGGTGCTATAAAAATAGAGATAAACATGCACCATCTGGACACACATGGCTAGAAAGGTTTAATCAGATGGAAGGCGTTTCTCTTGAGAGCTATATTAAATTCTCTAATGAAAATAATTTAAAAGAGAAGTTTGCCGACAGAAAGAAACCTAAGAAATTTATTACCACATTTGTAAAAAAATAGGGGAGAAGTATGTTCAGAACAACACTAGGTGAGAATGTATTTAAACAAAAATATGCCAGTAATCCGTATGAAACATGGGAAGATCGTGCCAATCAAGTGGTTAATTGGGTGTGTGGTGATATGGATGGATTAAAAAACCCTTTGATGGCGAGAGATGACAGAGATCAGTTAGCAAAATATATTTCAGACTTTAAATTTATGCCTGGAGGTAGGTATCTATGGTACGCAGGAAGGCAAGCAAGATTCTTTAACAACTGTTATCTATTAAGATTGGAGGAAGATAGCAGGGAGGAGTGGGCGAGCTTAACTCAACGCGCCATGTCATGCTTAATGACAGGCGGTGGCATCGGTGTTGATGTTAGCGTTTGCAGACCAAGTGGTAGGCAATTGAGAAAGACGGGGGGTGTAGCGTCAGGGCCAATTCCTTTATTGTATACACTCAATGAAGTTGGTAGGAATGTAATGCAAGGTGGTAGCCGTAGGTCTGCCCTGTATGGCAGCATGAATTGGCAGCATGAAGATGCTAAAGATCTATTAGTCGCAAAGAACTGGAATGACATGTTGTTAGGCAAACAAAAAGAATACAGTGTCTCTGATATGAAGGCTTCAGATTTTAATTATGCTGCTCCATTAGACATGATGAACATCTCTCTTAACTATGATGACGCATGGCTAAATGGAAATGGTAATGATGAAGTCTTTATACAAAATGTTAGGCAAGCAATGATGACAGGTGAACCTGGGTTCTCTTTTAACTTTGGAGATAAGCAGAATGAAACGCTACGAAATGCTTGCACAGAAATTACGAGTGAAGATGACAGCGATGTCTGCAACCTTGGATCTGTTAATATGGCAGCTATTGAATCGCTTGATGATTTTAAAGATGTGGTGCATCTTGCATCTAAGTTTCTGGTGTGCGGGCTTATACGGGCGCATCTTCCGTATGAAAAAGTTGCACAAGTAAGGCAGAGTAATTCCAGAATAGGGTTAGGTCTAATGGGTATACATGAATGGCTGCTAAAGCGTGGATACCGCTATGAAATGAATGATGAATATAAAAAATGGCTGATAACTTATGAACGAGAATCTGAAAGAGCAGCAAACGAGCATTGTGACAGACTTTTTCTCAAGCGTCCTAAAGGGTATAGAGCAATTGCGCCAACGGGAACTATTAGTATACTCGCCGGAACAACCTCTGGTATTGAGCCAATCTACGCCGTCGCATACCGTAGAAGGTATCTTACAGATGGAACAAGATGGAAGCACCAATTTGTGGTTGACGGTACAGCAGAATATCTCATCGCCAACGGAGTCGACCCCGAAAAAATCGAATCTGCGGTCGATTTAGCTGCTGACCCAGAGAGAAGAATTAAGTTTCAATTCGAGAACCAGAAGCATGTAGATCATGGTATAAGCTCAACACACAACTTGGGGGAATGGGGTAGTGAGCATAACAATGAGGGCTTGGTTAAAGATCGTGCTGCTATGATAAAGAAGTATGGCCCTGGTCTAAGGGGTTTAACAATGTATCCATCAGGATCAAGATGGGCTCAACCTATAACTGCTGTTCCATATGAAGAGGCCAAGTCTAAGAGAGGCGTCATCTATGAAGATAACAGTGAAGAGCAATGCTTATCAGGAGTATGCAACTTATGAAGAAATTTGCTTATGGAATAAAACAATTTGATACTGAAAAAATAAATATAGAGTCGATTAGACATAACTTAGTTATGGATTTTTGTTTATGTATAAGTATATTTGATCGTGCTGAAGCACCGATAGAGACAGATGAAGACAATCCAGGAGAGTGGTGGTACAATTTCGATGATGGTGTAACTTTAGTTGCTCCATACGAAGAACAAACTGAGTGGGATAGTATAAACTGTGCCGAATTTATAGCGAATAGAATGGCAGGTTTAAATGAAATAGGAAAAATGAAAAAACCAACACTCGTACCTGAGGATGATCCTAACGTTAGTCAAATAGAAATAGGTTGGCCTTGGGATCATGAAGTCAAACCTATTGAAAAAGAGATAGGATATAAACCATCCATGAGGCGAATGAGGTCATGGATGAAAATAAGAAAGTCAGATGAAATAATGTGGAACTATTATCTTACAAGAGGAAAAGGTATCGAGCCTAAAATGTGGCATGACCATTATACACAGTTTGAAACAGGTGAAGACCGTGATTGGTATAGTGATCTTCCGGGCTATGATACAGGCCAAGGTGTTTATATGAGTGATGGCGTATACGCAACAGCTAGTGATCCACAAACTGTAATCAAAAGTATCAGAAACCCTGACCAGGGGGAGGCTGTACAACCTTGGGATTACTAAAACAAATGGGTATTGATTATGCTAGAGAAAAGTAGGCGATGGAAAAATAGAAAGTATCTTAATTGGGTGGCAACATTACCTTGTTCTAACTGTCAACTGGAAGATGAAACAATAGTAGCCCACCATTTAAAAGGAAGGTATGCACCATATAGTGGAGGGATGGGAATCAAGGCCAGCGATTGGTTGACAATGCCTTTGTGTTATAGCTGTCATACTAGGGTACACAATGGAGACAGAGATGTATTAGACTTTCAATTGTTTCCATTGATACTATCAACTTTAGAAAGAGCGTTCCGTGAAGGAATTCTGGGAGGAAAGTAATGCCAATACACGTATTAGATGAAGACTTAGCAAATGCTTTAGATCAAATAGAGGAGAATACACCTATCTATGCTAAAGCAAAAAGCGAAAGAGTTCAGCTTGAACAGTTTAGAAAAAGCAAAAAAGCCTCGCTGTTTCTGGAGGCTAGTGGTTCTACTGTCGCTGAAAAAGAGCAATGGGCATATGCTCATGATGATTACATGCAGGTAATAGACGGCCTTGCTGTAGCGACAGAAAAAGAAACAAATGCTTTCTGGAGTTTAAAATTGGCTGAGATGAAGGTCGACGTATGGAGAACAATACAGGCGAATACAAGACGTGAAGCAAAAATTATGTGACGCACCCGAATGGTTTTATCATACCACCACTTACACAGTAGATGATTGGACTCAAACTTTAATAAATATGGAGAAGAAAATGGCTTACAAGCATCAACCAGGTAGAGGAAGCCTGTTTAGAAATGAATCAGCAAACCCTAAAGCACCGCTATGGTCTGGGTCTATTGAAATTCCCGAGGGTGCTGGAGGGCAAACAATGGATATAGCGGCTTGGTATAACGAAGCCTACACGGATAAAGATGGAGTCTCTCGCAAGGAGAAATTTTCACTAGGCTTATCTGAGCCTTGGAATAAAGAAAGCCAACCGTCTACCTATCAACCTGCCGTAACTTCAACCGCAGATAAGGATGATATTCCGTTTTGACTTACATTAGATATCCGGACAAAGGTAAAGTCAACCTTGTGTTTGATAAGTTCAAGCACAAGTATAGAATCAAAGATGAGTTTGTACCATCTGTAACTAGGATTATTGATTCTATTATACCCAAGCCATTCCTTATACCTTGGGCAGCCAAAATGGGTGCTGAATGGTGGCTTAGTCATTATGGGGAAAATGCCGATATGTATAATGGTATTTGCAATGCCCATAAAGTTAGGTCTGAAGCCGCATTAGAAACCGGATCAATAGTGCATGACTATATTGAGAAGATTATTAAGTGGAGTTTAAATGGTGAATCCTCTGCGCCTAAAAAGCCAGAGGGTGAAGCCGCAATTAATTCTATTAACGCTTTCGGTGAATGGATAAAAGCAAATGAGGTTAAGTGGATATCTTCAGAAGAAAAGATTTATAGTAGAACTCACCAGTACGCTGGAACTGTGGATGCTGTTGCAGAAATTAATGATGAGTTCTGTGTGATAGATTTTAAAACTTCAGCGCAAATATATAAGGAATATTATTTACAAATAGCTGCATACAAACATGCAATAGAGGAGATATATGGTAGAGATGTAGAATGCTGTTGGATACTTAGGTTTGATAAAGAGAGTGGTAAGTTTCAGGCAAAGGAAATAAGAGAAGATTATTTTCCTGTGTTTGAGATGGGGTTAAACTTTCAAAAGGCTTACTCAACTATGAGGAAAAGAAAATGAAAAAGCAAAGGTTAGCGTTCTTTGATTTGGAATGTACTAATCTCAATGCGGATTGGGGCTTAATAATCTGTGGAACTATAAAGTTTTCAGACAGAAAAAAACCCCTAACGTTCCGAATAACGGATTACGAAAGGGGTACTATCG